AGCCAGAAGCGGCTACTGATGTGTTTGCTATGGATTTAGGCACAGGTTCAGTGCCAAGCTTTATAAGTGGCTTTCCCGTAGATATGGCTTTTAATTCTACTTATGCAAGTGCCGCTACCCATAAAATAGTAGGGACAAGGTTAACTAGTGGAAGGTATTTAGACACAACTGTTAATGGGGCCGAAGCCAATGAGGGGCATAATACTTTTGATTTTATGAATGGCTGGAATAAAGATAGTCGTGGCTCTGCATATTTTTGCTGGATGTGGAAGAGAGCAAAAGGTTATTTTGATGTTGTAGCTTATAAGGGTTCTGGTTCTCCTAGGACTTTGGCGCATTCGCTTGGTGTTGTTCCAGAAATGATAGTTTGCAAGAGCCGAAGCACTACTGGCGGTTGGCAGACTTATCACAAGACGACAGGAAATACTAAGTATCTTTATTGGAACCAAAATTATCCTGCACAAACAAGTTCATCAGTTTGGAATAACACTACTCCGACAGATAGTGTTTTTACAGTTGGAAATGGAGGAGAATTAAATGGCAATAACATTACGTATATAGCCTACCTATTTTCCACACTTGCTGGTATCAGTAAAGTCGGCAGCTACACAGGGAATGGCGCTGATGAAAGAACGATTAACTGCGGCTTCTCTGCGGGAAGTAGGTTTATTTTAATCAAGCGCACTAACACTAATGGCGATTGGTACTTCTGGGACTCAGTGCGAGGCATAAACAGTGGTAACGAACCACGCTTATCACTCAACACTAATGCAACACAAGTAACTAATAACGACTCAGTAAACCCACATAACTCTGGTTTTAATGTCAATCAAGTCGCAGAAACGAACTTAAACGTGTCTGGCTCAACTTACATCTTTTACGCAATCGCATAGGACAATCAACTATGAATTACAGAAATAAAACAACAGCAGCCGTAAGCACTCAAGGCGAGATTCGCCGAGCTAACGCAAACACTTCATTTCCACGAGTGTGGGACGCAGACGTTTGCACCCACCTAAACATAGACCCTGTACTTGCAGCACCACAGCCTAGCCACACAGCATTACAACGGGTTAACTCTGTTGCTCCAGTGCAAGATGCTAATAACAACTGGGTTGAGGGTTGGGAAGTTGTAGACACGTTTGCCGATACTACAGTGGATGGTGTAACAACTACCAAAGCAGAGCATGAGGCAGCATACACAGCTAGTGAGTTAGCTAAAGTGGCAGCAATAGCCCGTGAGAAGCGTGATGGATTACTTGCAGCTACTGACTTCTACGCTCTTAGTGACGTTGTTATGACTTCTGAAATGACGACATACCGATCTGACTTGAGGGCAGTACCAGCACAAGAAAACTTCCCTACTACAATCACATGGCCCACAGCACCTTAAAGGGGATAAGATATGAGCAAGGCAAGAACAAACGCAGAAGAATTGCGAACGTCTGTATTAGATTCGGACATAGGCACAACTGTACTAGCACCTAATGGCAATGGTTCAAATCTGACAGGTATAAGCACTGACCCTACGAGGGGTACGCTGACTAAAACATTCCTATCAAATGAAACAGCTACAATAAATCTAACAAGTGCGGTATCACCAACTCCCGTAGTAGGTGTAACAAAAGAAGTGTCTCAAGTAGGCGTATCTTCTAAAGGTGTTTGGGATGTTGCTCCAACTGGCGATAACTACACGCTACAAAATACAGCTACAGCAGTAACACTGACTCCTTCAAGTGCAACTGCGAATGGTACGTTTTCTTTAGGGTCTGGCTCATTTGCTGCGGCTGATGTGGGCAAGAAGATTACTGGCAATAATGGTGTTGCAACCCTTACATCTACTGCTGGTGCTTATTCAATTGTAACTCCTTTTGCCAACACTAATGCCATTGCTTCTGGCTCTTGGCAGATGTACGCATTAAAAATTGACACTAATAACGGCATTACTTTAAATAGTGCTATTCAAGGGTACAGCGTATCTAGTGCTGTTTATAACTCTAAAAACTTTAACGGAGGTTCAACTGGCGCAACTCATTTGGGGGTGTTTTTTAAGCCAGATGGATTAAGTATGTACCATGTTTCAAATAATAACACTATGTACCAGTGGACGTTAAGCACAGCTTGGGACATAAGCACAGCGTCTTATTCTAATAAGAGTTTTGATGTTACAGCGCAAGACAGTTACCCACAAGATGTTTTCTTCAAACCCGATGGTCTTATAATGTTTATGGTGGGAAAGACTACCGATAGGATATATAGATACAGCCTTTCCACTGCTTGGGACATAAGCACAATGTCTTACGGAGGTATTTACTTTAGCACAGCAAGTCAAGAAACAACCCCACATTCTTTACAGTTTAAATCTGACGGAACTAAAATGTATGTGGCAGGCGAAAGTAGTAACAAGATGCACCAATACAGCTTATCAACTGCTTGGAACTTGTCTACAGTTTCTTATGACTCTGTTTATTTTGCAAACACCGCACAAAACAACACGCAATTATTATGTACTGTTTTAAGCACTGACGGGACTAAATTGTTTGCTTTGAACGAAGGTGGAAAGACAGTTTTTAAATACAATCTATCTACTGCATGGAACGTAGGTACGGCAAGTTACGCTAATGAAAGTTTCCTTTTATCTTCTCAGGATAACACTCCTACAGCCATAGCATTTAAAGATGATGGATCTAAAATGTACATGGTTGGCACAACTAATAACATTTTCTTTCAATACACTACTCAATCTGTATCTGCTCCAGCAGGAAAGTATCATCCAGCAATTACTGCGGCAACAGGTCAAATAGATTCACAGTATTGGACAGACATTAACACAATGACAGCAGATCAAATTGCTGGCAACGGCACTGTGAGCTATGCAGTGTCTACCGACAATCATGCTATTTGGAAGACTGCTAAAAACGGAGTAGGTATACGATCTATTGCAAGAAATAACTCAGGCACTTGGCAGTATAATAGTTCCAATACATTGACACCATTTGATGTTGCTAATGCAGTTTATGACTCTAAAAGTTTTAGCGTAAATTCTCAAACAAACTCACCAGAAGGTTTATTTTTAAAGCCAGACGGAACTAAACTTTATGTTTGTTCAAATAATTCTGATGCTGTGTTTCAATACACGCTTTCAACTGCGTGGGATATATCTACAGCTAGTTATAATTCGGTTACTATTTCCGTTGGGTCTGTTGTTGTTTCTCCAGCAGGAATCACATTTAGCGCAGACGGCACTAAAATGTATCTTGTGGACGCTTATAACGAGAAAGTATTTCAATACACATTAAGTACGGCATGGGATTTATCAACAGCTTCATACGCTAATTTGGCTTTTAACATTGCACCTCAGAATGTTCAATCTGTTGAAGTTTTACTGAATAACAATGGTACTAAAATGTACATGGCTGGTTCGGCTGGAAACTCTATTTATCAGTATGCACTAAGCACAGCTTATAATATTTCCACAGCAAGTTATGAATCTAAAAGTTTTAGTTTTGCGTCACAAGAAGATTTATTGTCTGCTGTTACTTTTAATGCCGATGGTACTAAAATGTTTGCAATAGGAACAACAAACGACAGTGTTTATTCCTACACATTATCTACTGCGTTTGATGTATCTACAGCAAGTTATGACTCTAAAAGCTTTAGTGTAGCTTCTCAAGAATTAACTCCTAGAGGGATTGTATTTAAACCTGATGGGTCAAAGCTGTATGTTGTGGGTGATACTGCCGATACTGTATTTCAGTACACAACAACTTCACAAGGCTTCTCAACCTCAGAAACATGGGTTAATGGCACAGTTAACAATGAACTAGCCACAATTCAACAATCGTTAAATGCAACCGCAGCTAATGTTATGGACAAAGCACAGCTAGACGCAGTTGTAGACGCAAACCAATTCACTGTCGGAGATACATTAGACCTCATGGTCGCACCTTACATGGTTACAGCTACTGCTAGTCTGCCCAGTTCAGATGGTGTATCTATTAACTATGACGCAGCAGTTCTAAACAAAGGAGCGATCTTAGGCACTGATTACGACTATGACTTCCCTGCGAATAATAGATGCAGAATTAAAAGTTTATCAGCGCAGAACCTAAAAGTCAGAGTGCTATAGCATGAGCCTTTATGGAAATATTGCTGCTAAGAAAAAAAGGATTAAAGCAGGGTCTGGAGAGACTATGAAAAAAGCTGGAGCAAAAGGAGCCCCAACTGCAAAGAACTTTAAACAAGCAGCTAAAACTGCAAAGAAGAGGAAGTAGAAATGCCAACAGTTAAAGGTAAAAAGTACCCTTACACAGCCGCAGGTAAAAAAGCCGCAACAGCAGCTAGTAAGCCAAAGAAAAGTCCAAAGAAAAAAGGATACTAAAAATGAAGGGTGTAAAACATTATTTAAAAAATGGTACTGAATGGAAAGGTTCTATTCATAAGACTAATGGAAAAGCTATGACAGGTGCAAAACACACTGCTTCTAGTAAGCCGTTATCTCATAAAAAAAATACTAAAAAGTAATGTGGTCAATCTTAGTAACAACTATGCTTGCAGTGACTGAAGTACCTGCAATGCCTGTTATAATTTTTAGCTATCCAACCCTTAAACAATGTAGATTAGAATTAATAGATATTTCTAAAAAGTTAGATTATGAGTTAATTGTTAATCCTATGTTGGGATACATAGCACAGAAAAAAACAGAAGAAAAAACTACTGTTGCTTTCTGTGCTAAGAATTTACAAAGTATTTAATGAACTCTAGTCCACTAGAAGTGTACCCTGTGCATGTTTTACCTACCTCAGCCCCTGTAGGTCAAGAACTTTTAATTGAACCTTCAGTAAACAGAGTAAACGCAGAGTATCTTGTAGTGCAACCATCAAGAGAGCCTTACGGGGTTCCTCAAGAATATACAAGGAGGTTGTGGATATGCTAGCAGAATTAGCTATTGCTAATGCGGCTTTTCAAGTAATTAAGCAAACACTAAGTAACGGCAAGGAAATTGCTGATGCTGGATCTGCGTTAACAAAATACTTTGGTGCAAGCCAAGCTATAGAGCAAAAGGCTAAATTAGGTACAGGTGACGTACTAGCCGCCTATCAAGCAAAACAGGCTTTAGAAAGGCAAGAAAAAGAACTTGAGTTTATGCTCAACAAACAGGGACTTTTAGGGTATTACAAGTATCAACAATTTCGTGATGAGTTTAATAAAAAGCAAAAGTCTGATGCTAAAAAACGAAAGATTAGACAAGCTAAAATTAACTCAAATATTAATGAAGGTTTACTTGTACTAGGGATTGTTATAATTATAGTCGCTGCTGCTTTTGGCGTTTTTTATTATATAAGGACTTATTGAAAGTGTCAGAACAACGATTTGATAGGATAGAAAATAGTCTAGAATCTTTAACAGCTAAAGTAGATAGAATGGCAGAGCTAATGAACGCTATCATCCGAATGGAAGAAAAACAATTAGCTATTCAACACAGGCTAGATAACATAGATACTAGAATTAATTTACATGGTACTGAGATAGACCACCACTCAGTTCAAATAGCTAAGGCTAGGGGCATGGCTTCTGGTTTTGTAGCACTAGCTGCTATTTTTGGTGGCCTGAGTTCTTATTTAATGGGGAAGGTTCAATAAATGACATATAGAGAAATTATAGACGGAGTGTTGCGTAGGTTAAGAGAGGATCAATTAGGTTCTGATTGGACAGGCGATTTATCTTCAGCTAGCGGCCCAACTGATTATCAAAAAATGATTGGTGACTTTGTTAATGATGCAAAGTATGAAGTAGAACATTACTGGGATTGGCAAGTTCTGAGAGTAACGTCTGCTATTTCTACTACAAGCGGAACTATGTCTTACTCTTTAGTGGGTGCAGATAGAGACTTTAAAGTTTTAGATGTTATAGATACAAAAGAAGGAGTGCATCTAAAACAAATGTCTAGTGCTGAACTAAATCTAAAAGTATTTCCTACTGCTAATATAGCTACAGGACAACCTATTGGATATGGTTTTAACGGCATAGACAATAATTTAGACACTGTAGTTGATATTTGGCCTGTGCCTAATGACACACGACAGATTAATTTTAACGTAGTTAAACCACAAGATAAATTAACGCAAGCATCTACTAATTGTTATGTTATTGAGCAAGCTGTTATTTTAGGTGCTTATTTGAGAGCTTTATCTGAACGAGGTGAGGACGGAGGAACTCAAGTGTCTGTAGCTGCGGTAGAATACAACAATGTAATATCAAGAGCAGTGCAGATTGACGCTGGTAAGACTCAAATGGAGACTGTGTGGTATGCCAACTAAGCCCTTATCCCCGTTAGTGCTAGACTCGGTAGGAGTCTTTGGATTAAACACTCAAGCTAACGCTTCTAGTCTAGATCACCGATGGTTAATTAAAGCAGAGAATATAATGCTTACCTCAGAAGGTAGGTTAACTTCTCGTAAAGGGATTAGAGCTATTTCTAATTCTGTAGGCAATCACGCTGTAAAGTCTCTACATAATCATAAAAATACAAACGGTACATATACTTTAATATCTTCTGCAAATAATAAAATATTTAAAATGGATTTTAGCACTTCTCCTGCTACATCTACTCAACAGAATTTTGCAAACAGTCCTCAAACTATTTCAGCAGATAATTGGCAATGGGTGCAGTATGATAATAATGCTATGGCAGTTCAGAAAGGACACAAGCCAATACATTATAATCAAACTACTGGAGTATGGTCTGATTTAGAAGACGTAACAGGATATACATCACCTGTTGGTGTAACTACATTTAACCCTTCTTGTGTTTTATCTAAGTATGGTAGAATGTGGGCAGCAGGTATTTCAGAAGACAAAGAAACTTTATTTTATTCTCAATCATTAAATCATCATAAATTTCAAGGTACTGGATCTGGCGCAGTTAATATGAGGTCGGTATGGGGCTATGATGATATAGTTGCATTAGAGTCGTTCAACGGTAAGTTAATTATTTTTGGAAAGCAGAACATAGCTATCTATAATGATCCTTTTGATCCTAGTGCTGCTACTTTTGCTTTAGATGAAGTTATACACGGAGTAGGGTGTATTGCCCGTGACTCAGTACAAGCCTTTGGTGATGATGTTTTATTCTTATCTGCTGACGGTGTAAGATCCCTCAATCGTACTAAGATACAAGACAAGATGCCCCTAACAGACTTGACTAAGAATGTCAAGAGTGATATTATAAAACATATTATTTCATCTAGTCCAGACGATATTAAGGCTCAGTTTAATCATTCTGGTGGTTACTATATTTTATCGTTTACAGGAATTAATGAAACATACATCTTAGACTTTAAAGCTCAGAATCCAGACATGACTCCCCGTGTTACTAAGTGGCTTACTGATTTCAGCAGAAGTCCTAAGTCTTACTTTTCTACTAATGAAGGTATTCTCTACATTGGACTAGGATCTAGTGTTGTAGGTAAAACATTTAATGGTGTAGTTGCTGATTACGATAACTATTTTGATGTAGACTACTCAGGCTCTACCGCAATCAATAACGCATATCAAACAATATTTAAAACAGTATGGATGGACTTCGGAAACCCCGACACAGCTAAATTATTAAAACAGTTTTCTTGTGTTATAGATGGTGGTCGTGAGCAAGATGTTACAGTTAATTGGTTTAGAGACTACAACAACACACAAGGCGATTCAGCCTCTTTTAATCTTAGGCCCTCATCTTCTGGAGTTACTGCTTTATACGGTTCCAGTACAAGTTTATATGGTGCGTCTAAATACTCACCTCTGTTCTTCCCTAGAGAGTACAGAATTAATTTAAGTAAAGCTGCTAAGGTGGTACAGATAGAAATGATAAATTTAATTAAAGGGTTTAAAGGGTCGCTACAGAGCATGACCGTTTTAGCTAAAGGGGGCAAGATTCGATGAGTAATTACACGGTACAGATAGCGTGGTCAGGTAAGGATGCTTTAGCAGATTCAGATCCAGCTAAGGTTATTTCAGGAGATAGTTTTAATACTGAATTTGTAGCAGTTCAAACAGCAGTCAACTCTAAAGCAGAGTTAAATGGTAATGCAGCAGAAGCCTTTAGCGCAGCTACTCCTACGTCTGGTGATACAACTACTAAAGTAGCTACTACAGCCTTTGTTGCCGCAGCTATTACAACTGCCTCTTCTAATGCAGCTACAGTAAATGGATTTGCTTACCCTGTAGGGTCTGTCTACACTTCTATTGTTGCTACTAACCCTGCTACTTTATTAGGAGTAGGCACATGGTCAGCTTTTGGTGCTGGCAGAGTTTTAGTAGGTATTGATTCTTCAGACGCTTCTTTTAATGTTGTAGAAGAGACAGGTGGTGCTAAGACAGACGCACACGCTCTTTCAATTAGTGAGATACCAGCACACACTCACGCTTCTGGATGGACATTAGGTGGTGGTGATGGAAGTGCTAATGTATACGCTACGACTAATGGTGGCGCAGGGGCTCCTGCTTCTGGATCTACAGGTGGTGGAGCAACTCATACACACGATATTGTACAGCCTTATGTCGTAGTTTACTTTTGGAAGAGGACAGCATAATGGGATATGGAACATATCAATCAGGCTCAATGTCATCTTATGGTGGAGATCCACGTGGTGAAGATAACCCATATGGAGGATACGCTAACAAATCTTCAGGTGCTGGAGGTTACAATAATCCAGCAGGAGGAAATCAAAATAATAACAATAAAATAACAACAACAATTTCTCCTTCGGCATCAAATATAAATAATGTAAAAACAATATTTGATACTATTTTTGGTAGAGAGCCTAATCCAGAAGCTTTAGCTCACTACGCACAAAAAATGCAAAATTTAGGCCCTGCTGAAGTTTTAAAGCAGATAAGTGAAAGTCCAGAAGCAATGCAGCTTAAAAATCAATCTACTGGAATGTTATCACTAATGGGCAGTCCTAGTGAAACAAACACATACGCTGCTGCACCTACTCAATTTACTACTAGCGGTACAGGAACTAATTACCCTGACGCTGTGCCTGATACAATGTTTACGGGAATAGGTAGTGGTCTTACTGGTGGTCTTACAAATTTAATGATAGATAAAGCAGCAGAAGAATTAGGTGCTGATAATTATCTTGGTGGTTTGTTAAATGCTTATAGTGATTTTGATCCTTTAGGTCAATTTGCTAGTCAAACTATGTACGGAATGAATGATGAAGCTAAAAAAGAGTATGCTAGATTAGAACTAGAAAACCCTAATTGGTCTAGTATGAGTGAAACTGATCGTGTAGCAATGGCAAGATCCTCTCAGATAAATGACCAACTACCTAATGCTTACATACAAGGAAGTCAGAATCTTACTGACTCTCAATTAGCTGCTTTAAAACCAGAAGGTTTTCCTGCTTCTCAATGGGATTCTTTAAATTCTGACATGAAATTGTCATTAATAGGTGATAGTAAAAATAGCACAGGGGCTGGTTTTCTTAGTGTTTCTGCGAATGCTGCTGCTGGCGGTAGTCCTGCTGGCAATTCTAATGGGCAGGGTGGTCTTGATATACTGTCCTTAATAGGAACTGGATCCACTGGAGCCACTGGAGCCACTGGAGGCACTGGAGGAACTACAGGCACTGGAGGAACTACAGGCACTGGAGGAACTACAGGCACTGGAGGAACTACAGGCACTGGAGGAACTACAGGCACTGGAGGAACTA